TTGAATTGCTGTATAAAGTTCTAATGATTTATCTGATAAATCACCACCAATAAATGCCATTGAGGTTTGTTGAGTGTTAGGTAATACTCTACTGCTGCTGCTCCTATACCCAAATCACGACTCATAACATTTGCTGAAACGCTTACCCTCGTACCTAAACTAATTCCGTCTTTAATCATTTCAACATCTGTTGATACATTTCTATTTCCATGAATTAATCCTCCACCACTTGTTGCATAAGCAGGTTGTGTTGATGAATTTAATCTTAATCTAAGAAACGTTCCACTAACAACATATTGCATAAATCCAAAACCATTTCCTCCCATAGCAACTCTACCATTGATCTTCTCCATTAGTTCTTGTATAAAGTCCATACGAAGCTGAATCTTTTATAAAATTAACTCCATCAGAAGCTCCATTAAAATTTGTATTTAAATATGAACTTATTCCATCTGTACTAAATCCTTCTAAGCTCGTAAAAATTGGACTGTTCACTTTAGTCATTTGAAAAGTTGCAGGGTTTTTTAAATTATAACAAGCAAAATCACTATCTCCGTTTGTTGCCATTAACCAAAGAGCATCCAATAGTGTCCAAATTCCCTGTGCCTTTAAATAAACAATAAATACGTTTAGTGCTGTTAACGTTGATCCGCTTGCGGCTGTATATCCGTCCGTAGTAGCCTGATCTAATAAAATTTGTACACTACTATCATTATCAACTGTATTTGAAATAGATTCTAAGTATTTTTTAATTTGATAATCTATTTTTTTATAATCTTTAGAATTTTTAAGTTCTATTATTTGATCTTTTATTATTTGATCATCTTCAGATAAATTATCATTTTGTAATAATGTTAAATATTTTTTATCTTTAACAGATAAAAATTTTTCATTAAATATTCTTTTTATTAAAGAAGTATAATTTATCAAACTATTCATTTTTAATTAAAAATATTATGATTTTTTTAAAATTCTTGATAATACAAGTAATATACTAAAAAATGTTATTAATAACAATGTTTTTTCATCTCTCAGCCAAGCCCATAAATTTATTTTTTCTTCAACCTTTATATTAGTTATTTCTACTTCTTTTGGTATAACAACTCTTTCATTAAATATTCTATGATAAATATGACCTTCTTGAAAAAATATTCTTATTTTATTAATAGAGGTGAAAATACTATCTTTTGATTTAAATTCTGTATATAAGTTTATATCATAAATTGTATCTTTATAAACACCTTTTGTAAGAACTTTTATAATTCTTTCTTTATTTTTTATATTTTTTAAACTATCTATTTTATTAGAATCCTGTTCAATTATTCCTTGTAGTAAAAGGAGTGAGTCAATCATAATGAAAAAATTACTAGAATCTGTAACATTTACAAAAGAAGTGTCAATAACATTAGTTACTACTATAGAATCTTTAACTATTGTGGTAGTACTAGTTATTAATTTTTCATTACATGATCCTAATAATATTATATTAAAAGTAATTAATAATATAAATAATTGTTTATATTTTTTCATTTATGATAATTTAGATAATTTTGCTGATACACTTTTAGAATTTGAATCTAATGAATTAAATACTATTCTAAGTGTAGTAGGGTTTAGTCTACTTAATGTTGGAGCAGAATCATATCCTGTTCCTGCTCCTCCTGCAATATAAGATTGATGAGCTAATCCAACTGTACCTATTATTGCAATATGTCTACCATAATAATAATAATTATTTGAACCATCTTCACGTACTTGAAAAGTACTTAATAAATAATAATTACTTTCTTCTACTGTAAAATCCATTGTTATAGAAGAATCTGTATTTAATATTTCTTTTATTAAAGTTCCTGTTCCACTTGCGTATTGTTTTACAGCTAAAGTAGTTGGTATTGATTCATCATCTGCATTTGCAAATGTTTCATCTGTGTGTACTTCAACTGTTCTTAAAGTATCTCTATCAGAAATGTTTTTTAACAAATCTAATTTTTCTAAAAAGATTTTATCTATAAAAGGTATTCTTTTTGGATCATCAATTTCCATAATAATCGTATCTATCTGTTGTTGTTGGTGTTTCATTAGCAACTAGATCGTCATAATCGTCATAGATTCCAACATATCCTGTGCCAAGAGTAGCTATAATAGCGTTTAATTCTTCTACTGTAACATAATTACTAAGAATAGATTCTATAATTTTTCTATTTTCTAAATTTAAATTTTTAAATATTTTCTTTAAAGTATTCATATTTTAAATTAAGAAGTTGCATCGTCTTTCTTTTTATTAAATTTAGATGATATACTTTTAATAATATTTTTAATATCTGTATCAGGTAAAATTAAAACAGCTAATACAAAAATTCCAAACCATATATCAAATTCTTTATTATGAAATATAACTTCTGCTAAATATGCATATAAAAAATATACACAGCTTAATTTAGTTATTTCAATTAATTGAAATACTCCATTACCCCCTCTAGCCATTTTAAGTATATCCGATTTCCAATATATTAAAGTAAATAATATTAATGGTAAATAAATAGGATTTAATAAAAAAGTAATTAAAGTTAATATTGCTTCTTTCATTTTTTTAACTTTTTTAATTCTTCTTTTAATTTTCGATTTTCTTCATTTAATTCATCATTCCTTTCTTGAATTAAAGCTATCAATTTGTCTATATAACCTTTATTTTTACCATTTTCTTTAATTTTTTTTCTTACATCTAAAAGTTTATCAGTATAAGATAAACCGAATTTCATAAGACCTACGGTTATAATAAGTATAGAAATAATTATTCCCCATATTGTTTCTGAAACAAATTCCCAAAGATATTCTATAATTAAATGCATTTATTTTTTATTATTTTTTAAATCCATTCCAGTTCTCCATGCACACCAAAAAGAACTTATTCCTGCTAACGGATAACCTAAACCTCCTATCAGTTCACTATTTATTATTTGATGAACTCCTAATATAAAACACAATATTGAAAATATATAATTACTATAATGTCTTAACTTTAAACTAAAAGTATAAGCAGCATATATTTGTAAAAAACTAATTATAGATGAAAAAATAAATAAACTTAATATAATGTTATTTTTATCAAAATAATAAACACCTATACCTACAATTCCTACTTGTAAACCACCAAACACTTCTGTAGGTCTAGGGTCACTATTTATGAAAATATTTATATTTTTTTCTTTAAATGTCATTATTCTACTTCTTCTAATGTAAAATATATATCTTCAATATATGCAGTATCACTATTACCTGCATTAGGTGTAAAAGTAGCTGCTAAATATCTATTAGATGTAGTAAAAAATACTACTATTGTTCTAACTCCTTCTACACTTAATCCATCTCCTCCAACATTTTTATCAAAATGATCAGTTGAACCATCTCCAGGATTTGTTATACTTGTAGTTCTACTTTCTATTCTTACTTGAGATAAATGACTAGCATCATCTTGAGCAACTACAACATAAGATACTGTTGCTTTAAATTTTCTTGATCTACTATCAGTACTTCCTCTATCTATTTGAACTACTGTATCTTGACCTCCTGTAGTATCAAATGAATCATACTGTGTTCCTGTATCACTTGCACTATATGTAACTCTATCTATTAATACTGGATTTTCATTATCATCCATACCATACAATCTATCTGAATCTACATAAAATGCAAAATGTCCTACTGCAACAGCAGCAGGGTTAGTTCCTGTATCTCCAAATAATAAATATGAATCTTGAAAATCAATTATCCCATCTTCTATAGAAAATTGTAAACCTCCATTTGCAGCAAATCCTAATTTATTAGCTGCAACATTATACATTCCTGTATCAGGATCACTACCAAAAGAAAATGAAGGATTAGCTACTGTACCATCATTTAACAACAATTGATTATCAGTATCATTATATACAAAATTACTAGTATATACAAAATCAGTTCCTCCTGCATTACTAATAGGAATTTGATTATCTGTACCTACAGTTAAAGATGATCCTGATAAAGCATCAAATTCATCTTTTAATTCTTCTATTGCTGCTTGAACATCAGTAGAACCTATAGTACCGTATGGAGTAAATGTTATTTGACTAGCATTATAATCTCCTGAAGTTGCTACAACTGTTCCTGTTCTACCAAAAACAGAACTTACTAAATCTGTAGGTGTACTTATTTTTGTAATATGTCCTATTAAAGTAGGAGTATCTATAGTAGCAATATAACTTTCTCCACCGTTTGTATCTACAGTAAACCAATCTCCTCTTTGACTTGCTTGTACCCCTGCATCTGCTAAAGCTGTTGTAGTGTTTGTAAAATTTCCTTGATATTCAGAAATAGCAAGATCAGGTAATTGAGAAGTTAATAATTTTCCTGCACCATCTAATCCTGCATAACCACTAGCGTTATTTTTTTCTGAAAGTTCTTGATACCTACCGTCTAAATCTACAGTTTGTTGAGTATTTGCAGTATCATTCCAAGTTAATGTTAATACACCATCTCCTGTATTAAAAACTAAAGATGTTAAATAATTAAATGTCCAATTAGCTGAATGAAAAGCTTCATTATACCATTCTTCAAAATTATTAACACTAGGATTAAATCCTACAGGAGGCAATGAAGTAGAAGCATCACCTTGTTTTGCTACATTACTATATTTAAGCTGCCTTCTCGACATTTGTTTCTTCTTTTATAATATAATCTCTAAATTTATTAAAAAAATCGAGAGTAGGATTAAACTTACCTTCATCAAATTTTTGAGAATGTTCAGACCATTCTTTAATTTCATTTACTTTAAAATAAGCTACTCTTACTATACATTCTTTTTGTAAAGATTCTTGTATTTCTTTTTTTCTTATTGCTAATTGTTCAGGAGGAAGTCCTATAGAAGATTTTATAGCTTTTACATAAGGGCTTAAAGCTTTTGAATAATCGTCACCACAATTTGACATTTCTATAATAATATCAAAAGGTATATTTTTATTCATTATTTCAGCATAAGCTTTATCTAAAGAAATAATCTTTTCTAATGTTAATTTTTGTGTGCTAATTTCCATTGTGTTAAAGTATTAATATTTCAATGTTCGCTGTTGTTAATAAATTTGTACCTAGTACAGAAACATTATAATACATAATGTCTCCTAATTCTATATTTTGATAATTTTTTGCAGTCATTCCTCCATCGTTACTAAAATAAATATCTTTAGTTTTTAAACCATCTCCTATTTGCATGTGCCATTGATCAATCCAAACAAGAATTAAATTATCAGGAGTTTCTGGTAAACTTATTCCCGTTGTTCCATCAGAAGTAATATTACTAGCTACATTATATTCATATATTGTAGCTTTTCCTGATCCAGTATTAGTTAAAGCAGCAGGATTAGTAGTTGGTTTATTTGCTACTTTTCCACATAATATACCAAATTCTTTTTCAATATTTAAGATATGAGTTTCAGAAAAATAACTCTCTGTAACATCATAATTTATTAAATTTTGATATAACGCATTTAATCTTACTATATCTTTTTTAAGACTATCAGATTGAATACCATTATTCAACTTTATAAATAAAGCTTTAGAAACAGTATATAATTTTGTTTTTATACTATTTCTTAATGTAGTTATAAAAGCTTGATTAACAGCCATTACAAATATTATTTTTAAGATAATCCATTATTTCTTGAGCTTCAGTAAAATATCCACCTTCTGCTCTAAGTTTTGCAGTTTCTAATGAAGCATTAATAAATCCTATTTTACACCAATCATCAGAACAAGCATCGTCAATAGCAGCATCAATTAATCTTCTTAAACAAGCTTGAATATCATTGTCTTGAACATAATATTTAATAGTTTCTCCTAATTCTGCATCACCTACATCTAATGCTACAAATCTGAATTTATAAACCCCATCAACTAAAGTTGTAAGAGTAACTTCATCTTCTACAACAAATGTAAAATTATCACCTAATGATGCAACATTTTCATCATAAACATCTAATGAAATTAAAGTTACACCTGTAATAGGAGGATATGTTATTTTTAAATCAGTTTTAACTACAGAACCTAAAGCTGTATAATCAGCACTTGTGGTGTTATCTGTAAGTAAAAAAGATAAATCTTCATTAAAACTTATTACAAAGTCTAGCATATTTTTATAAAATTAAGAAAAAAAAGGAAGGTATTAACCTCCCCTTTTTTTAATTAACACAACTTTAGAACAAAGTCGGTGGAGCAGGGATAGCTACAAAGTCGGTGGAGCAGGGATACCTAATGGAATAGTGAAGTTATATACTCCTGCTAAAGAAGCAAGTGCATTTTCAAAGTCCGATTGATTTTTACCTGCTGTATCACTTCCTTGATCAACATTAGTAATTGCTATAACTGCTTCTGTCGGAACAGAAGATGTAGAAGTAGCAGGATCACTAGTACTTCTTTGGTTATTAGCACTAAGTACATATTGACAATAAAAAAGTGCAGTATCAGTAAGCGTATCTCTTAAAGGTACTCTCCTATCATTTACATCAAGATTACCATAAGAAGTTCTAGCTCTTATTTCATCAGCTAAAACTTGAGAACCTGTTCCAACTGCTGCTGCAAAATCAGTACTTGTAGATTTAGTAGCAGATTTTATCAAACCTCCTACAGCAACAGACATTTTATTATTTACAGTTTTATCTGTAACAGTAAATCCTACTTCAGTAGGTGCAGTTGCACCTTGATCATGAATATTTGCAACTACAATTGTTGCACTTGCTCCTCTGTAAGGACTATCTAAAGTATAACCTCCTACTCCTGCATCTGTTATAACTTTATATGTATCTCCACTCACTTCTACATAATCTCCTACATCTAAAAGATGATCAGTTCCAGTATGAGTAACTGTAGCAGAACCTTGAACAAAAGTAGAACTAGTTCCTCCAATATCCGTAGTTGCAGTAAGATTAGTATGAATATCAATATCAACTTCTCTATTAGCATCAAGATAAACATTTTCAGCTAATTCTACTAGAATACTATACATGGTAGCAGAATCAGTTGAAGCAAATCCTGAATAAGTACGTCCAGTTCTATCAAGATCATTATGATCCATGACGTTAACTACTTTAAGATAAGCTTCATCTCCTCTTAAAATAGTAGCAGTTTCATTAAGAAGTCCTGTTGTAAAATTACTAGTATATCCAATATCTTGAACAGTTTTAGTTCCTGCACTATATTGTCTACTAGTAGTTATTAAATTATTTAATTGAAAAGGATCAGAACCTACATAACTTTCTGATGTTCCTACAGCTACAAAAATTTCTTCTCCTACAAAATTTTCAGCAGGTACATAACCTGCAACTTCGGAACCTGCATTCCCAATAAGAACTAACTTATGAGTATTAGTTGCTCCTGCTCTATGAATACCATAAATACCAATTGCACCCTCTTTAAGATTGTGAGGATTAAATGCAGTATTTTTAGTAGTACTTATTTTTGATGCACCAAAGTTTACATCTTTGGTAACTGGTATAAATTTAGTTTTCATTTATTTATTGTTTACTTTTTATTTATTTAATTTGTTTTTATCTGTTCGGTTAATATATTCTTTTCTGTATTTACTCTAAATCTTCCTTGATCTACCGCTTCTAGAAATATATTAACTGCTTGTTGAACAATGTCTCTATGTGTACTTGAATCTAATTCACTATCTACATCCCCTATGACATCAATTTCATCGAATTTTTTTATATAATCAATTTTAACACTATTTATTGTAAATGTCAACTCGTAATCACGATAAACATACAATTTGTCATTTATCAATTCACTAATAGGACTAATATGACTTGGTTTACTATGACTATTTCTTCTTATTTCTTGTAAATTTTCACTAGCATATAATCTATTTTGAACATCTTTAAAAGTAGAATTACAATATGCAGTATTAGAATAATCTGAAATTAAATATAAATATGTTACGGGTAAAGTATATACAAAATATTCATCTGTACTTAAACCTAAATCTTGAGTTAAAGATTCGTTTTTAATAAAAAGAGTTCTAAGTTCATCAAGCTCTCTTTGAGAATCTTTTATACTTCTTTTAATAGCCCTAAGTCTACTATTAACATATACATTTTGAGATTCGTTTAAATAATAATTAATATCATCAGATATTAATCTTAAATCAGGATTATTTTTAACAGCATCAATATATTTTCCTGATTGTTCAAACTCTTTTTGCATCTGTCTTGCTGTCATAATTATTCTACAGTTTTAAGTTTTTCAGTATGAGTTTGAAATCTTTCTAAATTTTGAACACCTTCGATTGCAAGACCTACTCCAATTTCTACTATTTCTTCATGAGTATGTTCAGGTAAATCACAATTAACTCCAGATGATATAACTGTAGGTTCTTTAATATAAACTAATCTAGCTTCAGCTAAATTTGCAAAATTGTCTGGATCAACAAGTAAAGTAAAATTAACAGCACCTTCATAAAATATTTTACCTTTTCTTATTATAGGTTTGTTTTGTGAAGTCTCTATAAAATTATAAGCATCTTCAGTATTTATTCTTTCAGCAGAAAAATAAGAAGAACTTATTTTATAATAACCTTTTATTAAAAGCATAAAATCACTAGGAATTAAATATTCTTTTCCATTAGCAATTTCAGGAATAATAGCAATAGCAATTGATATATCAGTACTCTTTTTTATTAAAGTTCTAAGATCATCCATTCTTTTAGGATCACCTTCAAAACTAATTTGTCTTACATTATTTCCTGTAAACCTTTGTTTAATAAATCTATTAACAGCACTATTCAGGTAAAGATATATCTCATCATCTTCTTTGTCGTCATTGACATTAGATGAAAGATTATATCTTTCCCTAAACAATACTCTCATTTCACTTTCTGTCATTAATCTTGTTCTACAACTTCAGTAGATTTTAATTTATTTTTATATTCAGCAACTCTATCAGAATTAGCAGCATCTTTAAAGAAATTAATAGCACCTTGTATATCTTTTCCTAATTGTAATTTAGAATCAGGATCAGCATCTACAAAGTATTCTCCCTGCTTGATAATAAAACCTTTATTCATAAGAGACATAATAATTGCTCTTACTTTAAGATTAGGGTCTTTTACTATTTTAATAAAATCTGTTTCGTTTAAACTATAACCTTGTCTCAATTGACTTAATCCTCGTTCTTTTAAACCTTTAATAATAAGAACTTGATCTTCAATATCTAAAGGTTCAGGATTTCTACCTATAGCAAAAACACAATATTTGATTTCATTTTTATTTATATAAACACCATCATCATCATATTCAACAAGTTGTAAATAAATTGTTTGAATTTTATCAATGGCTTTTCTTTCTTCTATTTCTTTTAAACGAGTTGCTTCTTTATCTTCTAAATAAAAAGATTTTGTTCCTTGTTTAATTTCTTCTCTATTTTTAGCAACTTGTGAATGACAAGAAGCTTGTTTATATTTAATATAATCAATTGGAGATTGAGGATAATCAATTAGTTTTTTTTCACCTTTTATAACTATTTCTTTTTTAAATGTAGTTATGTTTAACTCAACTCCCTCTGGAGGAACTTGAATAGTTAAATCTGCAAAAAATTCTTTTCTTTTATCTTCCCAATTTACACTTTCATAAGCAGTTCCAATAATAGGAGGAAGAAGATACATTTGTTCTTCTTCCTTTATTCCCATTTTTGGCATTTTTGTGTTTATATCATATTCTGAACCAATATTCTTTTTTACTTCACTTCTAACATTGCTAGGTAATAAAGAAAAAGGTTCTCCTTGATATAGTTTCACTTTTTTAATTTGTTCCATCGTTGTGTTGTTAATTAATTATGATAAATTACAAAATACTTTAAAGCAATTTGTAGGTCTACGAATAGCTACTCCTATAGTTTTCATCCATTCAACTGAACTTCCATCTCTAGAACTTGATCTAAATGGAGTATCTCCATATCCTTTAGGTACACTAGCACCTGGAACTACAAACTCTCTGTTTTCTCTACCTTTTTCATTTACATAATAAAGATTAGATTCTCCTTCATATTCTGATTCATCAACAAAATACATACTGTAACTTTCTAAAGGAAGTCCAGTATTAGGGTGTTTATCAGAAACATCAGCCATAATACCATCATCAAAGATAGGATTATAACGAATTTCGATAGTATGACCATCATGATGTCTATATGTTCTAAAATAAGCACCAAATTTCAAATCATCACCTTCACCAGTTATAAACTTACTATCTACAAGAGTATATGCTTGTGCAGCAGTATTCATTGCATTATGAGCTTCTTCCATTCCACCTGTACCTGTATAAAGAACAATTTTCTTTTTAGAAGCACCAGAAGCACCAAAGAAAGCATCTCTAACAATTTGAGTGAATTTATTAGTAGTCATAAAAGAATAACTATCTTCATTAGGAATTTGTTGAACAATTCCTGCACCAGAAGGAGTTACTGCATTACTATCAATATCTCTATTTAAAATTTCACCAAGAGAATCTCTATTATAACGAGAATACCAAAGATCATTTTCACAAGCTTCTTTCCAAAGAAGTCCTTTAAGATAAAGTTCCCACTCACACCAGTATTTTTTAACACCTTGCTCGGTTTTAATTTCAACTACCATGATCTTGTTCTCTACATTACCTTTAATCTTGTAAGTATCACGAACAAGTGATATTTGATTCATCATTTTTCCCGGAGCATAACTTCTATGTTCACCTCCAACTGAATCTTCAATACCTACTTTACGAACACCTCCACCCCATTTAGCTCCTGCTGTAACAAAAGATAAAGGACAAACAGTGCTTTTACTTTCTGTCATTAATTCAACAGTATAATAGAAAAAGCTTCCTCTTTTAACTGGATCAATTTTAACTTGAACTTGAATATCTCTATTTTTAGAATAGAGAACTTGATCTTTTTGAAACTGTCTATCAATAAAAGGAATTTCAAAAGTTGTTCCTCCAAGTCCGATATTATCAGATGCAGTATAAAGAGTTTCTGCTACAGTACTTGATTTTTTAGGTTTTCCTATAATTGAAACTTTATAAGAAAGGTCTTCAGATTCAATACTCTTAATTTTATTCATGCCTTCTGTGGCATACATTATTGGAAAGTTCTTCTTTCCGTATTCATCGCTATTGTAATAAAGATGTGTCACAATAGGAGAAAGGGTGGTTCCTTCTGTAAGCAAACCTTTGGCAAGGTGGGTTACTGAAGAATAACCTTCATCGTTGTAAGTATCTTCGTACAATCGCAAAATTGGATTTATTGCATTCGCCATTTTTATCTGTATTTAATTTGTAATCATTTAAAATATAATGCTATTATAACTTATAATATATATAATGTCAAAACTTTATTTTTTATTATCCTTTTTTACCTGATAATAATTCAGTAAGACTTAGTTCTTTTTTTTCATTTTTTTCTTCTTCTTTTTTAATTTCTTCTTTAGATTTTTCTCCTACTTTTCTTAAAGTTTTCTTTATTTTTTTATTTTCTATTCCTTTTAATTCTTCACCATTAGCTAAAGATTTTATAACTTTTTTAATAAAAAGTTTATCTTCTAATTGTAAAGTATTATAATCATAATCAGATTGTAATATTACATTACCGTTTTCTAATTTAACTTGATTATAAAGATAATTTTTAAATTCTTTATTTTCTTTATCATTTAACTTTATACCTTTTAAAGAACCTGTTTTTAAAACTTCAATTATTTCTTTTTCTAGTTTTAAAGCTTTTTCTTTATTGGTTATTAAAGTTTGATCTTCTTCATCTTGAATACTTTTAATTTCAAGTTTTTTATTATCTTCTAAAATTTTATAAACTTCTTTACTTCTATTTTCAAGATTACCTTTATCTTTTATACTTTCAATAATAGTTTCGTATTCATCTTTTGGAAGTCCTTTTACAGAAGAATAGAAGTGGTTCAGTAATTCGATTTGTCCTTTTTCTTCTTTAATATCAAAGTTTTCAAAATCTTCTTTTTGATATTGAATTAAAAAACTATCAGGAGATTTTCCAGAACTTATATGTTCGTAAAACTCACCCATTATTGGAATGGATTCAAAATATTCCTGAACCCCTTGTTTTGATAATTCTTGTTTAAGATCAGAAGCGAATGTTTTTAAACCATCTTCTGTATCTTCATATTCTTTTTCACCTAAAGATTCTATACCTACAGCTTCTACTAATTGGCTTATCGCACTAGTATCTTCATTACCATCAGATTCTTCTTTTAATCTTAAAGCTTCTAGTATTTTTATATCATCATCAGTTAATTCTTCTTCTGATTTATCTTGAATAGTTTTAATATCTTCTTCGTCAAGATCATCAATGTTTATTTCATCACCGTCAGGATCATCGTCATTATCGTCATTATCATCTAAAGTTTTTAAATATTCTTTTTCTTCAGTAGATAATTCTTCTTCTGATTTCCCTTTGATTTCTTCGATTTGTTCTGGTGTATATTCTACAACAACTGTTTCAACGATTTCATCAACTCCTAATGCTGCTACATCAATTTTAAATTCTTCTTGTAAAAGAATTGGTATAATGTTATCAAATTTCATTTTGTTCTATTTTTGTGTATTAATTATTTTTCTCCACTAACTTTGTTCTTTAAAGCAGTTTTATTATTTTCAGTATTCATTCGTTCTCTAGCTTGAATGTCTTCTCTTTTTATTTGAAGTTCTTCACGTTTAATATTCAAATCTTCATATTTAAGATTATTGTCTTCATCACCATCCAAAGCTACAGAGTTGTTTTGAGACATCAAAACTTTAGAATCTATTTCATATAATTTTATATCAATATCATCTTGATGCATTCTTTCTCTTTGTTCTAATTCTTCTTGTTTAAGTTGATTTTCTTCTTGTCTAGCTCTTTCTTGATTTTCTGTAAATCTTTGATGATCTATTTCTAACATATCAATCATTTCTTCAAATGATTTTACATTTTTCATTTTAGCTATAACATGAGGAGCTGTACCGTTCTGAATAAGAGCTTGAACATTTCTTATATCAGTCATATCTTTTAATTTCTGATGTTCTTCATTTGAATTTTGAACAGATACAGACATTTCAATTTCTTGATATTCAGAACCTTCTATATCAAGCATTGTTCTTCTTTTTTCACTATCTACATACCAACCCTTTTTACCATTTCTCCAAGCATATTTAGAAAGATCAAGTAAACCTTGATATTCTCTTTTTTCAAATTCATCATATTCTAAAAATATTTCTTCTGAAATTATAGCAGATTGAAAGATTGCTTGTTCTGTTACAGCTTTACCATCTGATGCAAATGATTGACCTTTTCTAGGTCTAGTAATACCTAATGTATCTTCAGCTTCTAATCTAATAAAAGATAATAAATCATATAAGTATTTTAAATAATCTTTAAGAGAAAGATCAAGAACCTGAATTGCTCTAAATTGATCAACAGTTTTTGAATCTATTTCATCTGTAAATAAAAATCCATGTTTGTCAGCAAAATATAACATTTTTTCCATTGACATATTTCCTCTTGTAGGAATTAAGTTTTTAGGAAAAATAGTTAATTTATCTTTATTTTTATTCATTATCTTTTCCATGTGATAATGAACAGCATTATATCTTTGTTGAAATGGTTCTAATTTTTTTACAGGGGATTTTGTAAAGAAATGTCTAGATAAAAGATTTCTTCCATTAATTAAGAGTTTACATTTAGAAGGGTTTTCTATTGTACCTCTTTGAAAAGGTATAGATTGAGTTCTTATATAAATATCACCAATAATTCTCACACCTTCCCATGCTTGATTTACCCAAAACCATTCTACATTTTCATCACTTCTTGGTTTAAAATCTTCAGGAACATCTATTTCATATTCATTTCCAAATATATCTGAACCTTTAAGTCTTCCTATTTTTACTTTTGATTTCCAATTTACTCTAAGTACTTCATATTTATCTGCTTGAGAAATTGCAGTATCATATTTAATACCATCGAAAGCTCCTGTTTTAACTAAAGAAGAAACTAATCTTGAACTATCTGAAGCTGAAGCTGAAATATCTCTCCTATATGAAATACCGTCTTTTAAACCTTGTAACTTTTCTAAGTCTTCTTTAGATAAATCTTCATAAAACTCATCTATAATATCAGATAAAGTCATATATTGTTTTATCCAAGCAGCTTCACCATCTTCTATAAACTCTACATCTTCTGAACAACTATAGCCACAATTTGCAGGTGAAAAAGTATTATAAATTATATTTTCTTTTATTACATCTTTGTAAGAAAAAGTATAAGAAGTACAAACCATATCAAAAAAACCTTTTCTAAGTTTTCTTTTGATTTCACTTTCTTCCATTATATAATTAATGGCATGTTGTCCAGTTATTGCTTTATCATCTTTTATAGAATCTACTGTAGTTTGAATATCTTCATATCCTAATAAATCTCTACTAATATAACCTGTGTCAGCAAAACCGTTTATGCTATTAATAAAACTTTGTTGTATTTCTTCATTTATTAATTCTTTTTTCTTTTGTTCTCTTATTGTAGTTATGTCACTATTAACTGCAACAACGATAGGATCAGATTTTCTTTTAGATTTTTCTCCCATCAACATTTGAACAATAGGAGAAATTATATCATAATTTCTTAATATAGCATGATTTTTTTTAACAGAATTAGTATTATAAGGATTTAATATGTATTCATAATCATTATCAGAAATATATCCTGCTGCGAGTTTATACATTTCTTCAAATTCTCCTTTAAGAGAACCTATTACAGAATTTCTATTTCCATAATAATCTACATTTTCTTTTCTCCAAGCTTTAGCTTCTTTTGAATTTCCTATTTTTTTCTTTATGCTTAAAGTTTGTATAGGTTTAGAAGTAGTACTATCAGTCATTATTAAATTTTAAATTCTTCTTGAAAAATATCTTCTTCTTCGTAATCATTGTCTCCATCTTCATCAAAAGTTTCTCCAAATTCTTCTGACATGAATTTATCAAATTCATCTTTTTCTCTTTTCTTTTTAGGAGATTTTTCTTCATATATAAGTTCTCTTTGAAAAAACATTCCGATTCGTAATGCAGATATTCTATCAACATTCCTTATGCCATCATAGAGCCTTAATTCATCAAGGAGTCCGAGGTCGTAAATGTAATGAAGATTATATAAAATTTCACCATTTTCTCCGACACCTCTTTCTTGATATAACCAATCAAATAAATATTGATTTCCAGTTAACAATCTAGGATTATTTTTACCAGAACCAATTCTCATACCATATTTTAAACTACTTCTACTTTTAGTTTTAATTCTATCATCCCAAGATAATTGAAATTCTTCTTGTAACCAATCTGTTAAACCTCTATTTCTTTTAGCATAATCTAAAATATTACCACCTCTATCATTTTCATATCCTATCTTAGCATTCCATCTTCTAGCTAATAGAAATAATATTCTATTAAATTGATCAGTACTTCTAGGTCTTCCTATATAACTAGCAACAATTCTATCTCCTTTAGTAGGAGTTATGTTATTTATTTGTTCAATAACATAAATAGAACCTAATGAAGTTTTATCTTGAGCATCATCATCAGCAAATGGATCAACACATATATAATAAAGGTTTTCTGGAATCTTCCCCTTTTCATTAAAAGGAATATCAAATTCTACTACGCACCCATCAAGATTTTGTTTTTGAGTATGTGGGTATATTACTATTGGTTGTTTTTCTGTTTCTAATTTAGCTTCTACTTTTCCTATTGTATGATCTACATATAAAGTTTTAGGTGTTCCAAAATCTTTATAATAAGCATTGTTTGCTAATTTGTCTCTCCATAAAACTAATTCTTCTGTAGCAAACTTATTAGATGCAGTATTTAACATTGCATCTCTAGGACATAATGGCAATTCAGCTTTAGTTTTTAAAAGCAATGTAGGATCAGGACTAAGTTGAGCAGATTTTATTTCTTTTTCAATTATCTTTCTACCTTCTACTTTATCACTATTTCCATTTTTATCTACATATTGAATCGTGTTATCAGCAGGAGTAAACATTCCACAATCAGTTCCTTCTTTTCCTAAATCCCATATATTATTAAAAGCAAGTATATTATATGCTCTAGGAGATTCGAACATTTTTTGAGCAGAACTAAAATCAGCACCTTCTGTACCACCAGTACCTTGAAATATCATTGTACCATAAACAATACCATTTTCTTCTACTGATCTTCTTGCTATATTCCAAACGTCTTCCATTTTAGCAAAACGTCCTGCTTCTTCAAATATTAGTATTATTCCACGTTTACCTCTACCTTTATCTGCTTTACCACTAACACTGACACCGATAACTTCAGACATTGATCCTTTTTCATTACCTTCTCCATCATCATAAGAAGCTCTAAAATGCATTGCATTTTGTTCTTTCTTAAAATCAGAAGCTCTTTTAAAACCAATAGCGTTTGTATTTATCCAAGAACGATATTCTAAAAATTTAGTATAAATACCATCTTTTAATAGATATTCTTTATCGTGAGCAAAAAAGAAAGTTCTGCTGTTTGGATATAAATGAAAATTTCTAGAACCTATAGCTCCACTTTTATAACTAGCACCAATACCTCTAGGTTTAATAAAACCTAAATGATGTCCTCCTGCTAAATTTTCTGAATCTCTTTGTAAAGGTATTTCAAAAGGTAAATTATTTAATTCTTCTATTGTTATTCCATATTTTGCAATATGTAAGGATTGAAAAAACATGTAATCAATATCCCAAAATTTAGGAAAAGCCAATACTCTATTACCTGCATTAGTACCTTTTATTTTTTTTACTACTTGAATTGGACAATAATTAAGATAATAATAATGATAACCTGTTATCCAAACACCTCCAGAAGTATAACCATAAAGACAACGCTCTCTTTCTTGATCCCAATATTTTTTATATTCAGTACTTCCTTTTATACCACAAGGATATTTACCATATTTTTCAAAATAGATTGATTGTTCTCTAAAATACTGTGTGTTAACAAACATAAAAA